GCAGCTCAACAACTACATGAGTCAGAGCGCGGAACTGATGAAGCAGAACGCTTCGCTGACGCGCCGGCTCAAGAAGGCGGAGGCGACCGCGTAATGGACCTCCAGCTATACGACTACCAAGAAGGAATTCTCGCCTTGCTGCGGCAAGGTTTCATCGAGGGCCATCGCTCGCAGATGCTGGTGGCCCCCACGGGCGCCGGCAAGACCGAGATGGCGATTGCCCTGCTGGCAGCGTCGGCAGAGCGCGGCAACCGGGCGGCGATGCTGCTCGACCGGATCGTGCTGTGCGACCAGACCAGCATGCGACTGCAGAAGTACGGCATCGACCACGGCGTGATGCAGTCGGGCCACTGGCGCTATCGCCCGTATGAGCGCATCCAGATTTGCAGCGCGCAGACCTTGGAGAAGCGCGGCAGTTTCCCCGGCTTGAAGGTGCTGATCGTCGACGAGGCGCACCAGACCCGCAAGCAGACGATCGAGTTCATCAAGAACAACCCCGGCGTGAAGGTCATCGGCCTGTCCGCAACGCCGTTCACAAAGGGGCTGGGCAAGGTCTACAGCCGGGTTGTGTCGAGCGTCACCACGCGGGAACTGGTGCGCATGGGCCGGCTGGCTCCGCTGCGTGTGTTCGTGGCGAAGGAAATCGACATGACCGGCGCCAAGAAGGTGGCCGGCGAGTGGTCGCAGGACGACGTGACCGAGCGCGGCTTGAAGATCACGGGCGACATCGTGAGCGAGTGGGTCAAGAAGACGCACGAGGTGTTCGGCGGCCCGCGCAAGACGGTGGTGTTCTGCGCTGGCGTGGCACACGGCGCCGACCTCGCCAAGAAGTTCGAGGAAGCCGGCTACAACTTCGTGAGCCTGTCCTACCGCGATGACGACCAGTTCAAGCAGGACGCAATCGCAGAGTTTGCCAAGCCCGACACGACGATTCACGGGCTGATCGCAACCGACATTCTCACCAAGGGTTTCGACGTGTCGGACGTGATGATCGGCGTGTCTGCCCGGCCGTTCAGCAAGTCGCTGTCGTCGCACGTGCAGCAGTTGGGCCGGGTGATGCGCTCGCATCCTGGCAAGGACTTCGCGCTGTGGCTTGACCACTCCGGGAACTACCTGCGCTTTCTCGATGATTGGGAGAGTGTGTACGAGAACGGCGTGAGCGAGCTTGACGACGGGCGTGAGAAGGCGAAGAAGGAGCCGACTGCCGAAGAGAAGGCCGCGGCGAAGTGCCCGAAGTGCTCGCATGTGTGGCCGCGCAACGCTGATGCCTGTCCGTCCTGCGGCCATGTGCGCGAGCGGCGCAACACCGTGTCCACGGTCCCCGGCGAGATGGAAGAGCTTGCGAACGCCGGCAAGGCGCGCGAGCAGAAGCGGCAGTGGCTCGCACAGCTGCGCTTCATCGCAGAAGAGCGCGGCTACAAAACCGGCTGGGCCGCGAACAAGTTCAAGACGAAGTTCGGTTCATGGCCGAACGGCATCGACGTTGACCCGCTGCCACCTGGCCGCGAGGTTGCGAACTGGGTGCGCTCCGAGCAAATCCGCTGGGCCAAGGGCCGGCAGAAGGCGACGGCATGACGTTCATCGACTTCGCCCGCGCTCACGGCATCCTGATCGACGCGCTGCCGCCCGTGGGGGTGTGGCGCCGGTACAAGACCGAGGACAAGCCGAAGCATCGCAACGGCGCGGTGAAGTTCATGGGCACGCATGGCTTCGTCCAGAACCATGCGTCCATGACCGAGGTGGCGACGTGGCGCAGTGAGGCTGATTCACCTGTCGCTCGGCAACAGGTGCAGCACATAGCGCAGCAGGCCGCCCGCGAGACGGCCAAGGGGCACGCAGAAGCCGCGCGCAAGGCCGAATGGATCTTGGGCCAGTGCAAGACCCTCGCGCACGCCTACACGGCCGCCAAGGGCTTCCCTGATGAGGTGGGCAACGTGTGGGCGCGTGACGATGGCGCGCTGCTGGTGATCCCGATGCGCATTGCCGGCAAGGTGTGCGGTAGCCAATTGATCGGCGAAGACGGCGCCAAGAAGTTCTTGACCGGCCAGCGCACCAGCGGCGCGGCGTTCGTCTTCGACAACGGCGGCGCGCACGTGCTCTGCGAGGGCTACGCCACCGGGCTATCCATTCGGCACGCCCTGCGCAACCTCAAGCGCCGCTACACGCTTCATGTGTGCTTCTCGGCCGGGAACATGGCCCGCATCGCTGAAAGCCTGCCTACGGGCTTCGTGGTGGCCGACAACGACGCCAGCGGCACGGGCGAGCGGGTCGCAAAGCAGATCGGCTGGCCGTACTGGATGAGCGATGCAGTCGGCGAAGACGCGAACGACTACTACCTGCGCAAGGGCATGTTCGCCCTGTCGCAGGGCATCGGCAAAGCGATGACGACGAAGGCGCCGGCCGTGACGTAGCAGAAGCGGCGGGTCGGCACCTCGTTGGTCGGAACCAGTAACGGCAGCGACGAGGGAAGAGCGGGGGAACTGTGAGGCAGTCCTGAAACACCCCCGGCTGGCGGCGAAGGCAGCACCAGCGGACGAAAAGGCTACCGGGTCATGTGACGCGACGGGTGATGTCGGACACGTGTGAAGGCCAAGCTCAAGGACGGGCTAGGTCTTTCCGCTCGGGGTGATGGGGAAAGGGCATAGAGATGAAGAGACGGTTGTTCAACGTAGAGGAAGGGAACGCATGAGCCGCAGCGACGAATCCACCCCGCGGGGCGGCATGAGCAAGCGCCTGTTCATCCTGAGCCACCAGGCCGCGCGCGCGAACGCCCTGCGATACATCGCCGAAGCGCCAGCCGGGTACGTCATCACGGTCAAGCCGCCGACCCGTTCCCTCGATCAAAACGCGCTGCTCTGGAGCCTGTTGGGCGAAGTCTCCCGGCAAGTCGAGTGGTACGGCAAGAAGCTCGATCCCGAGGACTGGAAACACGTTTTCACCGCCAGCCTGCGCACGTTGTCCGTCGTNNCGAACCTCGACGGCACCGGGTTCGTGGCGCTGGGCCTGAGCACCAGCCGCATGAGCAAGCGCGAGCTGGGCGACCTGATCGACCTCATCCACGCATTCGGCGCAGAGCGCGGCGTGGTGTTCAACGAAGCGGAGGCAACAACAGCATGAGCATCGGTTTCGCAGTTCTCTACGGCCTCGGGTGTTTCGTCGCTGGGGCGATGGCGGTATGGGGCCTGGTGGTGTGGACAGGCGGTGACGAGTGATCCGCGCCGCCCTCGGGTTCTTCTGGTCTGTCGCGCAAGTGGCGGCTGCAACGCTGCTCCTCGCCGCTGTGGTGCTCGCCGCGTTCGCCTTCATCGAGTTCGCCGTGAGCCTCTTGGGCGCGGTCAGGGTGGTGGCGTGAGAGAAGTCGCCGTCTTGTTCGCCCGCGCGGACAGCATCTACAAGACCCTGCCCGGCTGCGACGTGTGGGACATGGATCGCGATGCCCGCAAGTGGCCCGGCGGTGCTCCGGTGGTGGCGCATCCGCCGTGCCGGGCATGGGCGAGCCTTCGACACCATGCTAAACCTCGAGAAGGCGAGAAAGACCTCGCTCGCTGGGCGGTGCAGATGGTTCGGCGCTGGGGTGGTGTTCTCGAGCATCCGCAGATGTCTACGCTATGGCGGGACCAAAACCTGCCGGAGGGACAGGCCCGCGACGAGTTCGGCGGGTGGACGTTGTACGTGCAGCAGCACTGGTGGGGGCACCGCGCGCAGAAGCGCACGCGCCTGTACATCGTCGGCTGCGATCCGCGCGACATCCCCGACATGCCAATGCGTCTCGGCGAGGCGACGCACACGGTCGGCCTGTGGAGCGGGCGCGATCGAGCCACCTGCCGGCCGAGCATCACAAAGCCGGAGTACGAGGGCACCCCGCCAGCGTTTGCGCAGTGGCTGGTCGATCTTGCGCGCCGCACGACGACGCTTAGGGCCGCCGCATGACCCTGCGCACACCCCTCCGCCCCAAGCGATGCCGCGTTTGTCGCGAGCAGTACACGCCGACCAAGCCGCTGCAGAAGGTGTGTTCACCACCCTGCGCCCTGTCGCTGGCCGTGTCGATCCGAGGCAAGGCAGAGAAGCGGGAACTGGTGAAGGCCAAGGAGCGGATCAAGACCCGCAGCCAGTGGCAGAAGGAAGCTCAGGCGGCTTTCAACGCATGGGTGCGAGAGCGAGACGCCAAGCTGCCGTGCATCTCCTGCGGCCGGCTCCACGAGGGGCAATGGCACGCCGGTCACTTCCTCTCGACCGGCGCGCGGCCGAATCTGCGCTTCGAGCCGGCCAATGTGTGGCGGCAATGCTCCCCGTGCAATGTGCACCTGAGCGGCAACCTCATCAACTACCGCCGCTCCCTGGTTGAGCGCATTGGCCTGGCCGCAGTGGAAGCGCTGGAAGCCGACCACACGCCCCGGCACTACAGCGTGGAAGAACTGCGCCAAATCAGAGACAAATATAGAAAGCTAGCAAGAGAAATTGCGAGGGCCGTGAAATGAAAAGGTGCTGGAAGTGCAAAACAGAGAAGGACGAATCAGAGTTCGGTAAAGATCGGTCAAGACATGACAAGCTGTGTCAAGTATGCAAGGTCTGCTCTGCAGTCTTAAGGAAAGAATGGCGGGAAAAGAACAGAGATAAAGTAATAGAGCACAACAGGAAACATAACGAAAGGCATGCGCATTCTCGGCGCGCTTACTCTGCTGAATGGTATGCAAACAACAAGGAATATTTCGCCGAGTGGAGAGAGAAGAACAGAGAGGCAGCAAGACGCGCAAGCAAGAGGTACAGAGAAGCAAACGCAGAGAAGGTCCGGCAGCGGGGCATTGAGTGGAGGAGGATAAACCCGAACTATTCGGCGATGATGAGAGCAAAGGACCCCGAGAAATACCGGGCCATCGTTCGGAATAGGCGGGCAAGGATAAAAGGGGTCGGCGGCAAGCACACGGCAAAAGACATTGCAATGCTGCTGAGGATGCAAAAACGAAAATGTGCCGTGTGCAAGGTTTCGATTGCAAAGAAGTACGACGTTGACCATGTGATGCCCATCTATTTAGGAGGGAGCAATGACAAATCCAACCTCCAACTTCTGTGCCCTTCATGCAATCGGAGAAAACACGCCAAACACCCTATCGAGTTCATGAATGAAATGGGCTTTTTGCTGTGATCGATCAAAGCCGAGTACACCACCCGCGCCCGCGAACTGAGGAAGGCGGCGGAATGACGCCCAAAACAGAAAGCGCCCGCGCCCGCATGGCGCGCTTCTTCGACGCCAACCCCGATGAGGAACTGACGTTGGACGATGCCCTGGAGAAGTTCGGCGGCACACGAGGCTCGATGAAAACGCTGCTGTGGGACATGCGCAAGCGCGGCGAGATTGAAACCGTCACCGTCATTCGGCGGCCGAAGGGGATCGAGTGACCGCCACCTACGTCGAGCTGGTGGATGGCCGCGTCGTCACCAGAGATGCCGAGGAATGGCGCAACGAGTGCATGGCGCGGCATGTCCTGGCGATGCCGCTTGAGGACCGAAGGGAATGGCTGGCCGAATTCGAGAAGAAGCACGGCCCCGAGGAAACGGCACACCTCAAGTCAGCAATGACCGCTGTCCACGAGGTTCGGCGGGCGGATGCAGCAGCGAAGGGGAAGAAGTGAAGCGAGAAACACAAACGCCCGACTGGGCGGCCATGATCGAACAAATGACCAGCAAGGGCCTGACCCACGCCGACATCGGCAAGGCGATGGGCTCAGTGCTCACGCTGCGCATGCTCCGGCACTACCGGCTCGGCGTGCAGCCGCTGCACTACCGGGGCGAGGCGATGATCCTGCTGTGGTGCGAGACGCTGGGTGCAGAACGCGCCGCGCTGCCGACGATGGAGCTCGTGAGGGGCCATCGGGTTGCCAGGCGCGAGACAGAGAACGGCCCGCGAGTCCAGGCGCTGCCGAACTGGCCTCCGGGTGAGATCCTGAAACCGAAGAACGCGCCGAAGCGCAAAGCAAAACAGCGAGGCGCCATCGTTGTGGCGGAAGTGGCATGACGCCCGGCAAAGTGCCGGGAAGTGCCAAGAGGCCGCAGCCTAAAGGCGGTAGCCGCAAGGGCATCCCGAACAAGGTCACCAAGGAACTGAAGGACATGATCCTCGGCGCCTTGGACAAGGCCGGCGGGGAAGCCTACCTGCAGGAGCAGGCGACCGAGAACCCGAAGGCGTTCCTGTCGCTGCTTGGGCGGGTCTTGCCCATGCAAGTGACAGGCGACGCGAATGCGCCCCTGGTCGTCAAGGTGATGACCGTCACGACCGAGGCCGAGCAGAAGGCAGCATGGCAGAAGCCGGAATAGTCCTGCCGGCCAACGGCTGGAAGCCTCGCGTCTATCAGCGCCCGGCGTGGGCTGCGCTGGAAGGTGGCTGCAAGCGCCTCGCCTTGGCATGGCACCGCCGGGCCGGCAAGGATGACATCTGCCTGCACTGGGCGGCCAAGAGCGCCATGCAGCGCGTCGGTGTGTACTGGCACATGCTGCCGCTCGCCAACCAGGCGCGCAAAGCGATCTGGGATGCCGTCAACCCGCACACCGCCAAGCGCCGGATCGACGAAGCGTTCCCGCCCGAGCTGCGCGAGACGACGCGCGAGCAGGACATGTTCATCCGGTTCAAGAACGGATCGACGTGGCAAGTGGTCGGCTCGGACAACTACAACGCGCTCGTCGGCTCGCCGCCGGTGGGCGTGGTGTTCTCGGAATACGCTCTGGCCGACCCGTCGAGCTGGGCCTACCTGCGTCCGATCATGGCCGAGAACGGCGGCTGGGCGCTGTTCATAAGCACGCCGCGCGGGCGCAACCACTTCGCCAAGCTGACCGAATACGCGATGCGCGATGCCGAATGGTTCGGCCAGGTGCTGACGGTGGAGGACACTGGCGCGATCTCGCCTGCGACCATCCTGCGTGAGCAGCGCGAGTTGGCGGCCGAGCGTGGCGAGTCCGAGGCGCAGGCCATCATCGCGCAGGAGTACCGCTGCGACTTCGACGCCGCCGTGCCGGGCTCCTACTACGGGGCATTGATGACGCGAGCCCAGCGCGAAGGGCGCATCGGCGAGTTCTCATGGAACCCGGCGTGGCCGGTGGGTACGGCCTGGGACTTGGGGCACAACGACAGCACCGTGATCTGGTGCTACCAGCAGCCGCCATCGGGCCGGGTGCGACTGGTGGACGTGCTCGAAGGCTCCGGCGTGGGCGTGGATTGGTATGCCCGCAAACTGCGCGAGAAGCCGTACAACTTCGTCGACCACATCTGGCCGCACGACGGCGGGCACGGAAACATCCGCGATGTGGGCGGCACGACGCTGAGCGCCAACGCGCGACAGCTCGGCATCAGGCCTCTGCGCATCCTCGATCGCGATCCGACGATCAGCCAGGGCATCAACGCCACGCGCGTGCTGCTGAGCATCGCCGAGTTCAACACCGACCCGCTGCCGTTCGTGGACGAGACGCCGGAGCAGGCACGGGCGCGGATGGAGCGTGCGCTCGATGCACTGCGCCTGTACCGGCGGGAGTGGAGCGAGAAGCTGCAGCGCTTCAACGACAACCCGCTGCACGACTGGACGAGCAACACCGCTGACAGCCTGCGGTATCTGGCGCGCGGGCGCAAGCCGTTCCCGGAGCAGCGCCAGCCAACCGCCCAAGCCCCAGCGGGCCGCTACTCCGTCCTCGACTGACCGGGAATCCGTTGCCGCCCGTGCGGACGACAGTGCGCGCCATCCCCTCGATGGCGTCGCACCATGTCCTTCCTGCGCCCGAAAGCACCGACCCCGATTGCCCCGCCACCCCCGCCTGTCGTCGAAGACACGGCGGCCAAGGAGCAGGAGCAGGCTGACCTGCTGCGTCGGCGCAAGGGCCGCGCCTCCGCCATCCTGAACACCGGCGGCGAGGCGCAGACCGCGTCCAAGGCCCTGCTCGGCCAGTGATGGAAATCGACGCCCTGCAGCGCCGCTTCGACCAGGCGCGCAATACCCGCGGCACCTGGGAGAGCAACTGGCAGCAGATCGCCGAGCGCGTGCTGCCGCAGATGGCCGACTTCACGAGCCAGCGCTCGCCCGGCGAGAAGCGCACCGAGTTCATGTTCGACGGCACCGCAGCGCTCGCCGCACAGAAAGCCGTGGCCGCTGTCTCGTCGTTCATCTGGCCGGGCAACCAGCGCTACCAGATGCTGCAGACCAGCGACAAGGCGCTGAACAAGGTGCACCGCGTCAAGGTCTTCATGGCTGCGATGACGGATGCGCTGTTCCAGGCCAGGTACTCGCCGCGCGCCGCGTTCGAGTCGCAGATGGCCGAGACGGCGCTGCAGTACATGGTGTTCGGCACCGGCCTCATCTTCATCGACGACAACGTGCGCAACCAGGCGCTGCGCTACAAGTCGCTGCACCTGGGGCAGACCTACTGCGTGGAGAACGCGGCGGGCATGGTCGACACGGTGTACCGCTGCTGGCGGTGGACGCTGCGCCAGGTCGAGCAGCGCTTCCCCGGCAAGATGCCCGAGAAGCTGCGCCAGAAGCTGGCGGCGCACCCGGACGAGACGGTCGAGATCGTGCACTGCGTCATGCCGCGCGAGGACTACGACCCCGAGCGGCTGGGATTCATGGGCTGGCCGTGGGCGTCGGTCTACTACCTGCCCGGAGAGAAGCACATGCTGGAGGAGGGCGGGTATCGCTCGTGGCCCTTCGGTGCGATGCGCTACATGACCAGCCCCGGCGAGGTGTACGGCCGCAGCCCGGCGTGGCTCGCGCTGTCGAACATCCGTGTGCTCAACACGATGAAGCGCACGAGCCTGGCCGCGGCGCAGAAGGTGGCAGACCCGCCACTGCTCGCCAGCGAAGACGGCATCCTCGGCGCGTTCAGCCAGGCGCCGGGGCACGTGAACTACGGCGGCCTCGACTCCCAAGGCAATCAGCTTGTCAAGCCGCTGATCACCGGCGCCGATGTCGGGCTGACACTGGAGATGATGGACAAGGAGCGCGAGATCATCGCGTCGGCCTACCTGCTCGACGTGTTCCGCGCGCTGGTCGAGAACCCACAGATGACCGCCACGCAGGCGCTGGAGCTGCTGCAGGAGCGGGCGATCCTGATGGCGCCGATGGGCGCGCGCATCGAATCGGAGTGCCTGGGCCCGATCACCGAGCGCGAAATCGACCTGCTCAACGAGGCCGGGCAACTGCCTGAGATGCCTCCCGAGCTGATCGAGGCTCAGGGCGAGTTCAAGATCGAGTACACGAGCCCCATGCGCCGCGCCATGCGTGCCGGCGAGGCGATTGCCATCACTCGCACGCTCGAAGCCGTCACGCCGCTGGCGCAGTTCGACCCGGGCGTGCTCGATGTCTTCGACAGCGTGGAGATTGCCCGCGAGCTGGCCGACATCAACGGCGTGCCGCCGAAAGTGCTGCGCTCGCCCGAAGCGGTGCAGGCGATGAAGGACGGTCGGGCGCAGCAGGAAGAAGCGGCAGCGCTTCTCCAAGCCGCGCCGGTGGCCGCTGATGTGGCGGCCAACCTCACCAAGATGCAAGCGTCCGGCGGGAGACCACAGCTATGAGCTGGAACGAGAACTTCGAGCGCGTGCGGGCGCGCATGCACAACCGCGTCTTCTGCTATCGCGCTGTGTTCGTTCATCCGAAGTCCGAAGCCCCGGCGCCGCGCTGGTGGCAGCCGGCCTTCTGGCGTGCGCCGGTGGGCGGTGACCTCGGCCCGGCGGCTGAGACCGTGCTGCGCGACCTGGCGCACTACTGCTACGCCAACAAGCCGACGCTGAAGGTCAGCGGGGTCACCCAGCAGAGCGACGCGCTCGCAATGGCATTCGCGGAAGGCCGCCGCGATGTCTTCAACCGCATCACGGCCATGTCCAACCTCACCTCAGACCAGATCGAACGAATCGCCCACGCAAGGAGCAATGACGAATGAACATCCGATTCCGCCACGTCCTGATGAACGCCGAAGGTGGCGCCCCTGCCGGTGGAGCCCCTGCACCAGCCGCACCCCCCGCCGGCACGCCCCCTGCGGCTCCCGCGCCCGCCCCGACGCCGCCGGCCATCGCATGGCTCGCGCCCGACGCCGACAGCGAGCTGATCGGCCACGTCCAGAACAAGCAATGGGGCTCGCCGCTCGATGCGGTGAAGTCGCACCGCGAGCTTGAGAAGATGTTCGGCGCCGACCGCGCCGGCCGCACCGTGACCCTGCCGGGCGACGACACGCCCGACGCATGGGGTGCGGTCTACGACAAGCTCGGCCGCCCGCCGAACGCCGACGGCTACAAGCTGCCGGTGCCCGAGGGCGCAGACCCTGCGTTCGCCAAGGCCGCCGCCAGCAAGTTCCACGAGCTGGGCTTGTCGGCGAAGCAGGGCGAGGCCCTCACGGCGTGGTGGAACGACCAAGCCGGCGGCATGAACCTCGCGCAGCAGCAGGCGCAGGAGCAAGCCCTGCAGGCCGAGCACCAGGCGCTCGCGAAGGACTGGGGCACCGGCCCCGACGGCGCGGCCCGCAAGGAGATGGCCCGCCGCGCCGCGGTGCACCTCGGGCTCGACGAGGGCGCCATCGACGCGATGGAGAAGGTCTCGGGCTACTCCAAGACGCTCAAGGCCTTGGCCAAGGTGGGCGACATGCTGCGTGAGCACGGCGCCGAGGGCATGAACGAAATCGGCTCCTTCGGCATGACGCCAGAAGGCGCGAAGGCCAAGCGCACGCAGCTCATGGCGGACCCCGCTTGGCGTGCGAAGGCCATGAACCCGCAGAGCGCGGAATGGGCCGAGCTGCAGAAGATGGATCGCATTCTCGCGAGTGTGCAGCAGTAGGGAATCCGTTGCCGGTGCGCGCGCACAACATGCCGCGCATCGCAACGGGAAACCGTGGACCGGACAAGGGCGGCGGCCCCCCGGTGGCGGGCTGGGAAGACGGCTCGGGTGGCGCACGACAAGCGCAAGCGAGGCCCCCGCAAGGGACAAGCCGGGCGAGCCCTTGATCCTCATCTTCACAGGAGCCGGCCATGTCCGCCAATTCCCCCGCTTTCTACAGCCAGCAGTACGCATCTGCTGTCGAGCTGCTCGCGCAGCAACTGCGCCCGAAAATCGCCCCCGTGTTCACGCCCGGCACCGCCGTCGGCAAGAGCGCGACCGTCGTCAACCAGATCGACGCGATCGAGGCCGAAGAGCGCAGCACGCGCTACGACGACATCACGCCGGCCGACCCGACGCAGACCCGCCCCTGGGTGTTCCCGCGGCACTTCGACCGCGCGGTGTTCTTCGACAACATCGACGCGATGAAGATGAACGCCAACCCCACGTCCGAGTACGTGCAGGCGCTGGTGGCGGCCATCAATCGCAAGATGGACGATGAGGCGATCCGCGCCTTCTTCGCTGACCGCATGGTGGGCGAGAACGGCACCACGACCGACAGCTTCACGACGAACGTGGGCGTCAACGTCGGCGGCACGGCCTCGGGCCTGAACGTCGAGAAGCTGCAGGCCGGGCTCGAACACTTCGAGTCGAAGGACATCGACCTCGACACCGAGCAGGTGTACTGCGTCATCTCGCCGAAGCAAAAGCGCAACCTGATGAACGAGATCGAGGTGACCTCGGGCGACTTCTTCAAGGGTGAGGTGATGCGCACGCGCAGCATCAACGGCTTTCTGTCGCTGAACTTCATCGTCAGCAACCGCCTGCAGGTCGACGGCTCCAGCTACCGCCGTGTGCCGCTCTTCCTGAGCAAGGCGATGGCCTTCTTCACCTGGGATGGCGGCATGAAGACGAATGTCACGCAGCGCATGGACAAGCGTGGTCTGCCCTGGCAGGCCTACGCCGAGGGGCACTTCGGTTCGGTGCGCCGCGACAGCGACCGCCTGATCGAGATCAAATGCGCCGAGTGATCACGCACTGATCGACTGCCCCAAACTTCAAGGAGAACAGCATGGCTGTTGTGACCATCAAGTCGTCGGCAATCACGAATGCCGACGCATCCCCGTCCGTCCTCACGAGCGCAAACGTCGCGAACGGCAATCTGCGCGAGAGCGTGGGCACCATCGCCGCCGGTGTCGCCGACAGCATCGCGTCGATCTACCGCTTCGTGCGCGTTCGCTCCAGCGACCGCGTAAGCGCGGTGAAGCTGTATTGCGACGCCATCACGACCGGCGCCATGGACGTGGGCCTGTACCGCACGGCGGCCGATGGCGGCGCGGTGGTGGATGTCGACCTCTTCGCTTCGGCGCAGTCGACCGCGGCCGAAATCAAGACTGGCACGGAAATCCAGCACGAGTCGGGCTTCTTTGGCCTCGAGGACATAGAGAAGCCGCTGTGGGTGGCGCTGGGTCTGGCTGCTGACCCGTTCGTGCTGTACGAGGTGTGCGGCACGCTCACCGCGGCGAACACCGGCGCGGGCGATGTGTCGCTGAAGGTGCAGTTCGTCAGCGGCGAGTGATCGCTTCCTGGTGATCGTTCAGTGACCCAAGGGGCGGCGGCGCGAGTTGCCGCCCCTTTCCCATAGGAGCCACACATGGCCGACCGTTTCTATCAAGCCGAGTTCGGCGACACGAAGGTGGATGTCGTCGAAGCCGCGGCGACCGACGCCGCCGCTGATGTCGAGGTGCGCATCACCTACGACGCCACGAACAACAGCAGGCAGGCCGCGCTGCTCGCGCTCGACGCGATCAAGCAGCGCATCGTCGAAGACACCTGGCCGCCGGCCTGAGGAGGGCGCGATGCAACTCCTCGACAACGCATCCGCCACCGGCGATTGGGTGCAGTGGGGCGGTGGGCACGGCTTCTTCAGCGTGGCCGGCACCTTCGACGGCGCAACCGTCTCGCTCGAATTCCTGGGGCCGGATGGCACGACAGCCATTGCCGCCGGCACCAGCACGACGGTGACGGCGGCAGCCGGAGCCTCGTTCGCGCTGCCGCCCGGACGGATCCGCGCATCGGTCACCGGCGGCACCTCGCCGACAGGCCTGTACGCGCAGGCCGAACACCTGAAGTAGCGCGATGGCGTCGACCGTCGACATCTGCAACCAGGCGCTGACGAAGCTCGGCGCCTCGCGCATCACCAGCCTGCTCGACGACACGAAGCAGGCTCGCTCGCTGAACGCGATCTTCGAGACGAAGCGCGATGCCGAGCTTGCCGCGCACCCGTGGACGTTCGCGATCACGCGCGCGCAGATCCCGGCCAGCAGCACCGCGCCGGCGTTCGGCTGGGCCAAGGCCTACCCGCTGCCTGCCGGCTACCTGGCGCTGGTGGAGGTGGGCGAGGACTACGTGTTCTACCAATCCGACGCCGGCCCGCTGTTCCAGATCGAGGGCGGCTCCATCCTGACCGACGAGGCCTCGCCGCTCAGGATCCGCTACACCCAGCGCATCACGAACTCGGGCCTGCTGCCGGCGCTCTTCGTCGAAGCGCTGGCGTGCCGGCTCGCTGCCGAGGTGGCCGAAGACCTGACGCAATCGCTGTCCAAGCGCACGCAGGCCTGGGAGGAATACAAGCAGGCCATCCGCGCCGCGCGCAAGACGAACGCCATCGAGCAGCCGCCGCGCCTGCCGCCACCGGCAAGCTGGCTGCGTGCGCTGCAGGATCAGGGCGGTTGACCCGTGGCCGTCGCACCCATCCAGACCAGTTTCAACGGCGGCGAGCTGTCGCCCCTCGTGGCCGGCCGTGTCGACGTGGCGAAGTACGCCAACGGCTGCGAGCGCATGGTGAACTTCCTGCCGACGGTGCAGGGGCCGGCGATGGCGCGGCCGGGCTTTCGCTACGTGGCCGAGGTGAAGGATTCGGCCGATCGCTCCTGGCTGATGCGCTTCGAGTTCTCGACAGACGACTCCTACATGCTGGAGTTCGGCGACCTGTACGTGCGCTTCTACACCGACCGCGCGCAGGCGCTCTCCGGCGGGTTGCCCTACGAGATCGTGAGCCCGTACAGCGCGGCGGACCTGACCAACAGCGACGGCACCTTCGCGCTGCGCTACGTGCAGACCGGGGACGTGATCTACATCGTTCACCCGGGCCACCCGCCGTACAAGCTCTCGCGCCTGGGTCCGACGAACTGGACGCTGGCAGAGGTGCCGTTCTCGCCGCCGCCCTTCGACGCCCTGAACGAGGCGGCCACCACGGTCTATGCCAGCGCGGCCACCGGCTCCGTCACGCTCACCGCCAGCGCGTCGATCTTCACCGCCGCCCACGTCGGGCAGTTCATCTACCTCGGCGAGAAGAGCGTGCGCGACGTGAAGCAGTGGGAGGCGGCTGTGGCCATCACCGCAGCCGACGTGCGCCGCAGCGACGGCAAGAACTACGAGGCGCTCAACTCCGCCACCACGGGCGCCGTGAAGCCCACGCATGCAAGCGGCGCGGTGTATGACGGCGAGACCGGCGTGCAGTGGCAGTACCTCGACCCTGGGTATGGCTGGGCGAAGATCACCGCGTACACCTCGGGCACGAGTGTGACGGCGGATGTGGTGTCGCGGCTGCCCACCGGTGCGGTGCTGGTGGCGAACGCCAGCACGCGCTGGGCCTTCCAGTCATGGAACACCACGGACGGCTATCCATCGAGCGTCACCTTCTTCCGCGAGCGGCTGGTGTTCGCCCGCAACTCGACGATGTGGTTCTCGGTCACCGCCGACTTCGAGAACTTCGCAACCGAGATCGACGGCGCCGTGACGGCGGACGCCGGCTTCGAGCGCACGCTGTCGAGCGATCGGGTCAACGCCATCCGCTGGATGTCGCCGGGCGATCTGCTGCTCGTGGGCACGCTCGGAGACGAGTGGGCGATCACCGAATCCACGACGACCGATCCGTTCGGCCCGGCCAACTGCAAGACCAAGCGCCAGAGCAGCTACGGCTCCAACTTCGTGGCGCCGCTGCGCGTGGGCAGCGATACCCTGTTCGTTCAGAAGGCCGGGCGCAAGGTGCGTTCCATGGCGTTCCGCTTCGAAGAAGACGGGTTCGAGTCGCCCGACGTGACGGTGTTTGCCGAGCACATCACGAAGTCGAAGATTGCCGACATCGCCTTCCAACAAGAACCGTGGTCCGTGGTGTGGGCGGCGCGCACCGATGGCGTGCTGATCGGGCTGACGTTCAACCGCGAGCAGGATGTCGTAGCCTGGCACCGCCACCCGATGGCCGGCGCGGTGGTGGAGTGCGTCGAGACCATTCCGTCCCCCGATGGCTCGCGCGATGACCTGTGGATCATTGCCCGGTACACGGTCAACGGCGTGACGAAGCGCTATGTCGCCTACCTCGAGGAGGAAGACGACGAAGACACCGATCAGGCGGACTGGTGCTACGCCGACATGCTCTCGACCTACAGCGGCGCGCCGGCCACCGCGATCAGCGGGCTCGGCTACCTCGAAGGCAAAGAGGTGTGGGTGCTGTGCGACGGCGCGCGCCATCCGAACCGCACCGTCTCCGGCGGCCAGATCACGCTGCAGCTCGCCGGAAGCGTCGTGCAGGTGGGTCTGCCCTGCGAAGGCTTCCTCGAGACGATGAACCTCGACGGCGGCGCCCGCAACGGCACGGCGCAGGGCAAGGTCAAGCGTGCGCACTTCGTCACCTTGCGGGTGCTGCGCTCGCTGGGCGGCATGGGCGGCCCGGCCGACGACAACCTCACCGAGTTGCAGTTCCGCAGCCCGAGCGTGCCCATGGGCAGCGCGCCGCCGCCGTTCACCGGCGACATCCCAGTGGAGTGGCCCGGCGACTACGGCACGCGCCAGACCTTCGTCATCAAGAAGGACCGCCCCATGCCGATGACCGTGGTGGCCGTCATGCCGCAGGTGGTGCTGTCGGAGGGCCGATGAAGCTGCGGCTCGGCGACAGCGGCGAAGATGGGCAGGTGCTGCTCGGTGGCCTGGGCCAGATGCAGACCGGCGGGTGGAGCGGCGCGACGCTGGCCGCGATCGGCGGCGCCACGTCCGAGCGGCGTACCGCGGCGCCCAGCGGCCGGCGCAACAGCACCGATCAGCGGCGCACCATCGGCCCCACGAACCCCGGCGGCCCGCCGCGGCAGTACGCGGTGTGATCCTCGTTCCGTTCGATCCGGCTCACGTGGGGCAGATGCGCGTGCAGCGCATGCAGGCGCACGAGCTCGACGCGCAATCGCTGGCAGATCCCTACGGCCGCGCGTGGACGGCGATGGCGGACGGCGCGCCGGTGGCGTGCGGTGGCCTCGTGGAGGTGTGGACCGGCCGAGCCTATGCCTGGGCGCTGCTGAGCGAATCGGCCGGCCCGCACATGCTCGCGCTCACACGGGCAATCCGTTCCGGGCTTGCGCAGTCACCATTCCGCCGCGTCGAGATGGCCGTCGACGCCGGCTTCGATGCCGGGCGGCGCTGGGCCGAGTTGCTGGGCTTCCGGCTCGAGACACCCGAACCGATGCGGGCGTTCCTGCCCAACGGCCGCGACGCCTACCTTTTTGCGAGGACGTGAATGGCTCAGTTCATGATGATCGCCAGCGCGGCGACACAGTTCATCGGCGCCATCTACCAGGGCGAGGCCGAGGCGAAGAACGCGAACGCTGCCGGCGACCTGGCGACGATGAACGCGCGCAACGCGCGGCTGCAGTCCAACGCGCGCGAGGAAACCCAGCGCCGGCACAACACGATGGCGCTCGGCAACCTGCGGGCCGCTTCCGCTGAAACCGGCTTCGACGCCTCCACCGGCTCGCTCGCCTCGCTGCAGACGAAGAGCGCCGGGCAGATGGAGCTCGACGCGCTCACCACGCGCTACGAGGGCGAGCTGCAGTCCATCAGCTTCGAGAACGAGGCCAACGCCTACCGGGCCAAGGCGAAGAACGCGCGCAAGAGCGGCGTGCTCAATGCCTTCGGCTCGCTGGCGTCGAGCGGCGCCAGCTACATGACCGGCGGCGCGGGCGGTGGAATGGGGGCGAAGTAGATGCCGACCCTTCCGCAATACATCTCCCGCTCGCAGCCAAGCGGCTCGATCCGCGGCGGGCCTTCCTCGTCGGTCGATGTGTCGGGCTTGGTGCGTGGCGTGTCCCATGCGTCCGATCAGTTTCAGATGCAGGCCGCCCAGCAGGAGCAGGAGCGCAAGAAGCTCGCCGAAGACGAAGCCAAGGTGACGGTGGCGAACACTGTCAGCCAGGCGCACTCCATGTGGACGGAGAAGTTGCAAGCCGCGCAGCAGGGCGCACCCGAAGGCGCACCAGGCTTCACCGCGGGCGTGCTCAAAGAGTTCGATGCGTGGTCGCAGAAGGCCGCGGACGAAGCGCCCGAGCTGGGCCGCAAGACGCTGCAGATTCGCCTCGCCGAGTTCCGCACCAACATGCACGGCGCGGCGTTCAAGTTCGAGACCGGCGCGCGCAATGCCAAGGTGGCGACCGACTTCGACAAGGGGCTCGACGCTGACCGCCGGCTCGTGTGGGCCGATCCGTCGCAGTTTCAGCAGGCGGCGGCCAACCGCGTGGCGCTCGCGCGCTCCCTGTCGTTGCCAGCCGACGTGAAGTCCAAGCTCGTCGAGAACGCGACTGGCGCGCTTGCCTTCGATGCGGCGATGGGGTCGACCGAGCGCGATCCGGACGGCATGCTCACGAAGCTTGGCATCGCGCCGGGTAAATGGCAGCCCGGCATGCCGCTGCCGGACACCGCGGCATCGGTGGCAGCGGTGACCGGAGACCCGGTGCTGTCCAACCTCGCGCCCGAGCGGCTGCAGGCTGTCTTGCATCGCGCGCTGTCGCTGTCGGCCAGCCGCGACGCCTCCAACAACGCAGCCGGCGACAAGGCACTGCGAGAAGCAGAGAAGGCCCACGAGCAGTTGCAGAAGTTCGCCCTTTCCGGTGAACTGGCCTCACCCGAATACCAGGCGCAGGTTCTGGCCGTGACCGCCGGGACGCCCTATGCCGAGACGGCGAAGCAACTGCTCGCGCAGTCCACGTCGGGCGCGGCGTTCGGTGCGCAGTCCCTGCCGCGTCAGGCCGCTTCCCTTCGCTCCATCGAGACGCAGCTTGCAACGGCCGGCACCAACCCCGAGGCATTGGAGATGGTGCGCCTGGCGCGCACGATCCACGACAACCAGCAGCGCGAGTACAAGGAGAACCCGTGGGCCGCGGCCACGCGCTTCGGGCGCCTGCCTGCAGTGCCCGAGGCGCAGATCCAGGCCGCCGAGCAGGTGCCGCAGTTGATCACGCAGCGCCTGCCAGCCATCGGCAACATCGAGACCCTCGCCGGGCGGCCAGTGTCACCGCTGCAGCCTGAAGAAGCCGAGGCGTTCGCCTCGCGCCTCAAGGCCCTGCCGGTGGAGCAGCGTGGCCCCGTGCTGGCGCAGGCTGGCGACGTGCTCACGATCGAGCGCATCGGCGCGCTGGCCGAACAGTTGGACAAGCACGACAAGGCGCAGGCGCTCGCGCTCAAGATCGGCTCCGGCAAGACCGCAGAGACGCGCGCGGCGGCCGGCATGATCCTCGGCGGTTCCCAGGCGCTGGCCGACAAGCGGGTGAAGCGCGACGACATGGCGCTCACCGGCTGGCGCTCCGAGATCGCCGGCATGATTCGCGGCACGCTTGGCGACGCGCAGGCCGAGCAGGACGCCATCGACGCGGCGTACTTCGTGCGGGCTTACATGGACACCGAGGGCGCTGCGCTGCCCGGCGGCGGCCGGCTGGATACAAGCAATGAAGGGGCGGTGCGCCTCGTGCTGGGCCAGCCCTACGAGCGCGGCGGCGTGCGCACGGTCCTGCCGCGTGGCATGGACGAAGACGCCTTCGTCGAGAAGGTGCGCGGCTTCTCGCCCGAGGTGCTCAAGACAATGGTGCCGTCCGGCGAGGTGTATCTGCGCGGCCAGAAGCGCACCCTGAACCAGCTCGCGAGCGCGCTGCCCGGCATGGGCATGCGCCGTTCGCCGGACGGCAGTTACTTGCCGGTCAGCGCAGGCGCCTTCGTCACGCTCGACGCCGCAGGAACCCAACCCCTGCGCCTGGACATTCGATGAGCCTGGAACGCCTGTACGCGAGCCGCATCGAGGAATCGATCCAGCGGCAGCTTCGCAACCCCGGGCCGGCGCCAGAGGTGTCGTTCAGCCTGTGGAGCGCCATCGGGGCGGGCTTTGGCGGGTTGCCGGCTGGGGGACTGGAAGCGTCCGGCTCGACGGCGGACTTTCTGTCGGGCTTCGGCACCTCGCTCGCGACGCTTGGCGGCTCGGCCGGCGGCATGTTCGCCATGCCCACGGACGCCGAGCGCGCGCAGCAGGCTGAGGCGCAGAAGCGCATGCGCTCGGGCGACCTCTTCGACACGGCGGCAGGCAACGTGCTGCGCCGTCGCGCCGACGAGTTCATGCCGAACCCGGAGACCTCGCACAAGGCCGACCAGGTGGTGGCCGGGCTCACACGCTTTGCGGGCAAGGCGGTGGCGGCGACCGTCACGATGGGGCCAGCGGTGGGCGCGACAGTGCTGGGGCTGGAGGAGGGCAACACCGCCACACAGCGGCTGCGCGCCGAAGGGGTCGACACTGCGACGGCGGCGAAAGTGGGTGCCATGCACGGCGCCGTGTCTGCGGTCGGCGCGGTGCTCCCGATCAGTGGTGCGGCGGTGCCGGGCTCGATGCTGGTGAAGGGCGCTGCGACAACGGCCCTCGTAGCGACCGGCGGGCCGGTGGCGTTCATGGCTGAGGAAGGCGTGTCGCGCGAGATCCTGCAGCGTGCCGGCTACGACGAACAGGCCCTGCAGCATGACCCATTCGACCCGCTGGGCCTGACGCTCTCCACGCTGCTGCCTGGCGCGTTCGGTGCTGTGGGAATGCGCGGCGCGGTTAAGCGCGGCCGCGCGGTGGAGTCGGGTGGCATCGGCCTGCCGCAGATGACGGTGGAAGAGCGCCGCGGGTTGAAGTACGGCGACGCCCGGCTCGACCGTTACGCCGAAGCGGCAGCCGAGCGCGAGGGTGTGCCGCCGGCCATCCTGCTGGCGATCAAGAACGCCGGGGAGAAATCCGACCCCACGGCCACAAGCCCGAAAGGTGCGCAGGGCGTCATGCAGTTCATGCCGGCCACCGCCAAGGAGATGGGCATCACCGACCCGACCGACCCGGTGCAATCGATCGACGGCGCCGCGCGGTACATGCGCAAGCTGTTCGATGCCTACGGCTCGTGGGATGCGGCGGTGGCGCACTACAACGGCGGCGGCGCCCAGGCGGCGCTGGTGCGTGGCGGCGCGAAGCCGAGCTTCCCCGAGACGGCGGCCTATCTCGAGCGGGTGCAGCAGTACGTGCGCGAGCACACGACCGACAGTGCGGCGGCGCGGCCCGAGGTGGTCGACGCGGCCCGCGTGCAGGTGCTGAACGAGACGCTGGCACGGAGCCTGCCGGACACGCCGGACGCGGCCGCAACGGTGATGCGCGCGGCGGACATAGTGGCCGAAGGGAAGATCCCCGAGGTCGACCCGTGGGACATCGAGCCGCCGCCGCGCACGATCGACGACTTGGCGCCAGCGGCGGATGTCGCCGAAGACCTGCGCGGCATGGGCCGCATGGCCTTCTGGGCGCAACAGGGTGGCACGATCATTCGATCTGGCGAGAGCATGCCGGGCGACGGCGGCATGGGCGGTGACGTGGTTGGCCGCACGAAGTGGATTCCCGCCGAAGAATGGTTCGGGCGCATGCGTTCAGACCTGGGCCGCGACGGGCTCACGGGCCAGCCGGAGATTCAAGAGGCGATCGAGCGGGCCATTGCCGGCGAAAAGCTGACCGCAAAGCAGAAGCGCACCGTCGACTGGATTCGCACCGAAGTGGACGACATGCAGCAGCGCATGCGCGCCGCCGAGTTCGCACCGGACGATGCCGACGGCTTGGCGCGCAGCGCGTTCGATGCCGGTTTGTCCTCAAAAGACGCCGATGACGTGTCGCTTGTCGCGCGCGCCGCAGAAAAAGACGCGGACGCAGTTGAACGCGCGGCCTTGATGTATGAAGATGACGACGCGGCGTTCCTTGCCGCCATCCGGGAGATCGTCGGTGAAGACTCAGCAGCCCCAGCAACCCGCCAGCCGGGTCCAAGCCTTGGCGAAGGTCGCGCTGCAGCACGCCCGCCGACAGCAGCCCGCGACGCCAGCAACGCCCTCCCAGACGCCGACAGCGTAACGCCAGCGCCGGGCGCAGCTCGCGCCCCTTCCGAGGCATCCGCAGGCGATCAATCCCTCGACGCCCAACTCGCGCAGCGCCTCGCTGCCGAGCAGCCTGACCTCGCCGTGATCCTGCCGGGCAGCGATGAGCCGATCAGCCTGCGCGAGGCGATGGAGCGGATCAAGGAACAGCAGGCCGACGAAGCGGCCGATGCAGACCTCGTGCGCGTGGCGGCCGAATGCGCCCTGACCGCCTGACCTACGGCCGGAACGGGAACGCCTGCAGCCACAGCCAGAGCAGGGCCCCCGGGAGCGCCAGTGCGCCCAGCCAGATGCAAAACGTGCGCCACACCCGCAGCGCCTCGCGCCAGTTGCCGCTTGTCATGCCGAGCACAAACAGCGGCGCGATCAGCGTGCAGCCGAGAACGAACAGCGTGAACAGCAACCAAGGAGGCATGTGATGCTCTCGAAATGCGCAGACGCCGTGCAAGCGGCAGCCAAGGCAGCGGGGAAGCCGAAGCTTACAGCGGCCGGACTGAAGGGTATCGAAGATCAGCTGTCGGACACCATGCGCCGGCTCGCCCGGCAAGACCCGGCGCGGTGGCGCAGCCTGACCGAAGGCCAGCGGATCGCGGAAGCCTCCACCGCAGCCATGCAGAACATCCAGGCCGCAGCCCAGCGCAAGGCGGACAACGCCGTCAAACAGGTGCTGAAGGTGGCCGAGACCGAGGCGCGACTCGCCGGATTGCAGTCGGTCTATGCCGGCAAGAAGTTCCACGACGGCACCCGCGCCGAGGCGCTGAAGCGCGACATCGAGCTCACGCACATCTATGGCAGCGCCGTGCGCCGCGAAGCGCAGGGCGGGCTCATGAAGATGATCGAGGCCGCTGGCGACAAGCAGGGCGCCGGCCTGGGCAAGCGCGTGCTGATGTCGGTCTTCAACGCCGAGAACCGAGCCATGACGCGCGACGTCGTGCGCGAAATCTTCAAGAACGCCGATGGCCACAGCGGCAACCAGGTGGCGAAAGACGCGGCCCGCGCGTGGCTGGACACGATAGAAGGCCTGCGCCAGCGCTTCAATGCAGCCGGCGGCGATGTGGGGCAGTTGGAATACGGCTACACCCCGCAGCCGCACGACCGCGCGCGCGTGCGCAAGGCTGGCGCCGACGCCTGGGCGCAGCGCATCCTTCCGCGGCTGGACCGCTCGCGCTACCTGCGCGAAGACGGCTCGCTGATGAGCAGCGACGAGTTGCTCGACTTCCTGCGCAAGTCCTGGGAGACGATCACCACGGACGGACTGAACAAGTCGGAGCCCGGCCAGTTCAAGGGCAGCGGCAAGCGCGCGGACCGGCACGGCGACGCGCGGCAGATTCACTTCGCCGACGGCGAAGCCTGGGCCGACTACATGGCTGAATTCGGACGCGGCAGCCTGTACGACGCGATGATGGGCCACATCAACGGCATGGCGCGGGACATCGCCATCGTGGAGCGCTACGGCCCGGACGCGAACGCGAATGCCCGGCTGCAGTTCGATCTCGCCGCGCGCGCCGACGGCCGCGAAGTCGGCTCGCTGGTGGGCGCGGGGTCGGTGAATCCGCAAACGCTGTGGGACATGGTGACCGGCAAGGTCGGCATGCCGGTGAACGAAACGCTGGCGCGCAACTTCGAGATGGCGCGCAACCTCCAGACCGCGGCGAAGCTGGGATCGGCCGTCATCTCGTCGGTGACCGACCTGGGCACGCTGGTGCTGACCGCCGGCTACAACCGCCTGCCGTACTGGCAGATGATGAAGGACATCGGGAGTCAGGCCAGTAAGGACACCCGCGACTTCATGAGCGCGCACGGGATGATCGCCGAGAGCGTGAGCGACGCCCTGAACCGCTGGAGCGGGGATCACCTGGGCAGCAACTGGTCGGGCAAGCTGGCGAACGCGGTGATGCGTGGCTCGCTGCTCAATGCGTGGACGGATGGGCTGCGCCAGGGCTTCGTGATGACCATGAATGCCGGGCTGGCGCGCATGGCGAAATCGAAGTGGGCCGACGTGTCGGAGTTCGACCGCTCGCGGCTGCAGCGCGCGGGGATCACCGAAGCCGACTGGGCCACGCTCAACGCCACGGCGACGACGAACTTCAAGGGCCGCGAACTGCTGACGCCGCAGGGCATCCGCGATGCCGGCGCCCCCGAACTGGCTGCTCGGGTCTTCGGCTTCATCAACGACGAGGCCGAGTTCGCTGTGGTGAACCCAGACCTGACCACCCGCGCCGTGGTGACGATGGGCGGCCAGCAGGCAGGCACCTGGGGCGGCGAGATCGCGCGCACAGTGATGCAGTTCAAGAGCTTCCCGATCGCGATGATGAGCCGCCACTGGCGCCGCATGCTCGAAGGCGACCACGATGCGCAGGGCGGGCCGCTGCTGGCGAATCGCTCCAGCTACGCCTTCGCACTGATGGTGACGACGATGGCGCTCGGCGCCACAGCGACGCAGACGAAGGAGATCCTGAAAGGCAAGGACCCGATCAGCATGGACCCAACGACCGGCACCGGCAGGCGATTCTGGGCGAAGGCCATCATGCAGGGCGGCGGGCTGTCGATCATGGGCGATCTGTTCCTCGTCGACCCAACCGCCGGCTATGGCGATCAGGCCGCCAACGCCATCAAGAACATCGCCGGTCCGTCCGTAGGTTCGGTGACGGAGCTGCTGGTCAAGAACGTGGCCGGCAATGCCTGGGAGGCGGCCAGCGGCAAGGACACGCACATCGGCGCAGAGCTGTCGTCCTGGGTGCGCTCCAACACGCCCGGCGCTTCGCTGTGGTGGGTGCGCCCGATGATCGATCACGGCTTCATGAACGCCCTGAACGAAAACCTGTCTCCCGGCTACCTGTCGCGCATGCAGTCGCGTGCCGCCAAGGATTGGCAGCAGCAGTACTGGTGGGCGCCGCGCGATGCGGTGCCGCGCCGCGCTCCTGACCTCGGGGCCGCTGTGGGCCAGTAGCCGGGAATCCGTTGCCGGGCCATCGCCCGACCATGCCGCGGTCTTTTGTGGGGCCGCTGCATGACCGTAGAAACCACCGCGCGCCGAGCGCAATACGACACGAACGGCACCACCGGCCCGTTCACTGTCCCCTTCTATTTCCTGGAGGACTCTCACCTCCAGGTCATTCACACCGACGCGGGCGGCGTTGAAACGACGCTGACGCTGACTACCGATTTCACGGTGACCGGCGCGGGAGTGGAAAGCGGCGGCACGGTGACGACGGTTGCCAGCTATGCGGCGGGGGGGCACATCACCATCTTGCGCGACGTGCCGGCGCTGCAGGAGACCGACTACACCGAGACCGACGCATTCCCGGCAGCATCGCACGAGCGCGCGCTCGATCTGCTCACGATGAGCGTCCAGCAGCAGGCCGAGGTGATTGCGCGGGCGCTGGTGTTCCCACCGACCGACGAAGACGTTCCGTCGCTGCCCGCGGCCGTCGATCGCGCGAACACGCTGCTGGCATTCGACGCGGTCGGCAATCCAGTTACCACCATCCCTGACCCGCAGGACGCCACCGCGGTAGCCCTCGCGCTGGCCGCACTCACCTCCGACCTCGCCAGCACCTCCAGCGCCACGAAGGGCGCGGGCATGGTCGGCCACGATGACGATCTGTCGTATGCCGCCGATACCGTAGGGGCAGCACTTGCCGCAAGACCGAAGAGCGACACGCTGGCATCTCCTGCCGATGGCAAGGGCGCCGAACTGATCGGGCATTCTCTGCTCGTGGACTACGACGACGCCACCGCTGGCCTGCAGATCACCCGCGCGTCGCGCCAGCGCCCGGCAGGGTGGGGGGTCTATACCGAGGAGTTGGACGGCTCGCTCGAGGCTGCGGCCGACCTGGCATCGCTTGGGGTCTCCTACGTCATCTACTTCTTCCACGGCAACACCAATGCCACGCGCATCGCAAACGCGCTGATTGACCTCGCGAACTTCGATGCGCTCGGCATTGGCGTGATCCTGCTGCCCAGGCAGACGGTGACCGGCCGCCGACGTCGGACCGCGGTCGGACAACCGAGTTCGTCGGCGCGCCGAACCTCACTCGGCTGGTACGTGCTCGATGACGCCGAGCGCGCACGACGCTACACCATCACCCAGCAGGACGGCATCCTGACCGCGGCCCGCGCGCTGCTCAACATCCCCTGCTACACCGCCGACAACGGCGACTCCTGGCCGGCGCTCACGCTGTCGCCGAACTACGACTTCATCTTCTTCAATCCGTACTTCCAGGTGCTCAATGCAGGGGCGCCTCTGACCAGCCAGTCAGGCGCCGTGCGCTGGTATGCCAACGTGCACGGCATGGGGCTGTACCGCCCGGACCGCCTGATCGCGGTCTATGAGACCTACCTCAGTGCTGACGACCCATCGGTGAACACCGCGGCGTTCCTGCGGGCGATGCGTATCAAGGCCGACATGTGGGGGCCCGGGGCGCTGTTCGTCTACTCGGCCGCCAAGACCGTGCCGACGATGAAGACCATCGCGAATGACGCGCAGATCAGCGGCGTGGCGCGCGCGTTGTTGTCCACTCCTCCATCGAGTCGCAAGGTGCTCTCTTTCTCCGTGCCGACCGTGGATACCACGGCCGGCTTCACCACCAGCAAGAAGCGCGCGATGCTGTCGGCGATGGTCGATGCCCGCAGCACGGCCACGCTCGAATATGCCCCGGCCCGCCTGACGACTCGCAGCGGCGTGTTCATGACCGGCTCGCAGTACCTCGTGCTCGACTTCGGCCGGGTCGTGCGCTCCGTGCGTCTGACCGGCCGATTCTTCGATCACACGAACAGCGCCGGGACCGAGAGCAAGTTCGACGTGCAGATCCCGGAGGCGGTGGACGGATCGACTGGATCGACGCTCGAACAGATTTCGGTTACGACGGGTTCGAGCGGGCTGGCCACCTGGGCCGCAGGGGTCTACGCCGACATCAACAGCCGGTATCTGGTGCTGCGTCCCAGCGGCTCGACGTGGAGCACGTTAAGCGGCTTCGACTGCCTGGCGGTGAACGCTTACGCGTGATGGACATCGACCCCGAGCGCATCGCGCGCAGCCCGTTCGTGACCGGAGCCCTGCATGGCTGACATCGACCCCATCCAGTTCGGCGAGCTTCGGGCCAAGGTCGAGGCGCAGGGCCGTGAAATCGGCGAACTCAAGGAGACGATCAGCGCGATGGCCGCCGACGTGCGGGACTTGCTGGCGCTTGCGAACAAGGGCAAGGGTGGGCTGTGGTTCGGCATGGGGCTTGTGTCTCTCGCCTCGGCTGCGGTCGGGTGGGTGCTTGAGCACACGGTGAACAAATGAACTTCACCAAGTACGGCGGGCGCCGCTTCCTGCTCACTGTCGGCTGCGGCATCGCCACGACCGCGCTGCAGTTCTTCGGCAAGTTGGACGCGGCGGGCAGCACATTCGCCCTCGTCGTCGTCGGCACGGTCGGCGCCTACATCGCCGGCAACACCACGCAGAAAGTGAAGGGGCCACTGAATGAGCCTGACCGCTGAACTGACCGCGCAGCTTCGGCGCGATGAAGGCGAGAAGCTGCACGCCTACAAGGATTCACTCGGGTTCCTGACCATCGGCGTCGGCCGGCTGATTGATGAGCGCAAGGGCGGCGGCATAAGCCGCGCTGAGAGCGCGATGCTGCTGGCCAACGACATCGACCAGACCATGCGGGAACTGCTGCGGCGCGAGCCGTGGATCGGCACGCTGTCGCTGCCCCGGCAGGGCGTGCTCATCAACATGGCATTCCAGATGGGCGTGGATGGGCTGCTCAAGTTCAAGAACACGCTGAAGATGATCGAGCAGGGCGAGTACGCCAAGGGCGCCGAGGCGATGCTGCAAAGCCTGTGGGCGCAGCAAACGCCCAACCGCGCCTATCGGCTGTCCCGGCAGATGCGTTTGGACGCCTGGGAATGACCGCGCGCCTGTGGCTTGCCGCTGGCCTCTTGGCGGCTCTCGTCGCGGCCTACGGCGCCGGCCGGTGGCAGCAGTGGCGAGCCGATGAGCAAGCGCACGTCGCCGCGCTGCTCCAAGCCTCTGAGCAAGCCCGCAAGATCGAACACGCATTGCAGGAGAAAGCCGATGGCATCCGAATCGAGGGTGAAGCGGCCCGCCGCCGCATTGCTGGTGAGCGCGACGCTGCTCTGCGCGAGCTGCGCGAGCGTCCCGCCCGCTTGCCCGAAGCTGCCCGACCCGCCTGCGCTGGTGGAACTGGGGCCGAGCTATCTCAGCCAGATGCGCAGTTTCTTATCGGGCTCGCTGCCAGAGCCGACGAACTACGAACTGCGCTCGATGCCTGCCAAGCGTGGGCTCGCGCAGTGACCGCGCCCCGCTGATGTTCTTCGACCTCGCCGCGGCTCTCGCCTTCCTTGGCATCTGCTACGGCGCCGGGGGATGGTTCGGCGTGATCCTCGGGTTCGTGGTGCTGCTCAACGTGCTGGCGAAGGCGTAGCGGCTACCCCTTGAGCTTGGCTGCTTCGGAGCGGATGGCGTGGCCGACGAACCACGACTTGCCTTGCGCGAAGATGGCGACAGACTCGCCAGCGGCCCGGCGCTGCTCAAGCAACGCCAGAGCCTGCGCAGCCGCGCTATTCGGCCCGATGATGAGCGCGACCATCCGTGCCTGCGTCTCGGCGTCTATCCCGGCGGGCATGGTGTCGGTGGTCATGGGTGGTCCTTCAAATCAGAAGCCTTGGAACTCGTCCATGCGCTCGAACTGATCGCGCGTCAGGTAGACCGTGCGCTCGATGTAGCTGACGCCATTGTTCAAGCCATCCGCCACCATCGCCTCGGCCTCGCGCGGCTCCATTGTCACGCGCGTGCCTTCGTAGTCCAACACCGTGAACGGCTCGCGCTTCTGTGCAGGGCAACCGTCCGCGTGGTTGGGGCCTGGATAGCGCCGGCCGTCGATCATCACAACGAAGTCGGGCCGGCACCATGTCCGGCAGATGCAAGCGGCGGTCGTCGGGTCTGTTGGGGTGGACATGGGGGCTCCTTCATTTCCCACGGTGGGAATTTCTGGCCCATCGGCGCCCGAAACGGAAAACGGCGACAGCCGCAAGTGCTTATCGCCGTTCATGTTTTTTGGGGTGGCTGATGGGGCTCGAACCCACGACAACAGGAATCACAATCCAGGGCCATAACCGGCGCCAGTGCTTGTTTTCCGCTGCGTCCGTGGGAATATCTGCCGCATTGTGCAGCACGGTTCGGCGCGGCTTGCCGGGGGTTCGTTCCCACGGTCAGAGCGCCTTCCGGGCAACGGTTTCGTTGCGGTCATAGACCCGCGCCGTCGTCGCCGGGTTGGCGTGAAGGTCCGGCAGAACGCCGTGCGTGCGCTTGTAGTGGGTTGCGTAGTAGGCCCGCAGGTCGTGGAACTTGATGCGCTGGCGCAACACCTTGCCTTTGATCGCCGCGGCCATCAGACGCGCCCATGCCGACTTGAACCCGCGCTCGGTGTGGGGGTTGCCGTCGCGGTTCGGGAACACCGGGCCGACGCGCAAATCGGCGGACAGGCCGCGCAGGCGGGCCAGCAGGTCGGCCATTGCGGGACTGATGGCGATCTTCTCCGTCACGACCTTGCCGCGCTGCTTGGCGCGGATCACGCGCACTTCTGTCTCGTCCACCTGCGTCCAGTGCATCGGCCGGAACTCGATGCGCCGGTTCCCGCCCAGCGCGCAGAATTCGGCCATACCAGCGAGCACCGCCGACTGTCCGCCGCGCGCCCAAGCCCACGCGATGAAGCCGGCAAGGTCGGTGGTTTCCGGCACGTCGGTGCGCGGCTGTTCCTTGTTGCGCCGCACCTGCTTGCAGGGGTTGGTGTCGAGGTCGCCGCGCTCGATGGCGAGGTTCATCAGGTTCGACAGCAGGGCGAATTCGCGGTTGGCCCGTACCGGCGCCTTGGCGCGCTCGCGGCGCAGGTAGCGGGCGATGTCGGCCGGGCGGATGCTGGCCGGCGATGCCTCGCCGAACACCGGCAGCAGCTGCGTGCTGCACTGCGTGTAGTCGGCGCGCGTGGCGTCGGACAGGTCGCGCCAGTAGGGCGATTCCTGATACAGCCGCCACAGCTCGGCGATGGTGCCGTGGTCGCTGTTGTCGCCGTTCATGTCCAGCACGGCGCGGACGGCCTTGGCCTTGTCCGTGCCGAGGCTCATCCACTTGCCGCCGACCGGCAGGTAGCGGTAGGTGACGGTGACGCCATCCTTCCAGACGCGCGCCTCCATGCGTGGCAGCAGCCCTGCGGAACTGGCCTTGTCTCTCGGTCGGCTCATGCGTTGACGCTCCATCGGATGCGGCCACGAGGCGCGGGCGGCTCATCATTGGCCGCGACCTGGCGCCGCACGGCATCGTAGTGCGCCCGGTTCACCAGCGGGCGACCGTTCGGCTTGCGCTCGACCGTCACCCCCAGCCCGCGCAGGAACCGCACCTTGGCGGCGTTCTGCGTGTAGCCGGCGCAGATGGCGTCAACCTCCGCGTCGGTTAGGTCGCTGCTCATCTCAGTCCTTCTCCTGCGTGTTGGGGGAGGCGGTCAGCTTGTAGATGCATGACCCACGAACCGGCGACGCGAACATGTGCGGATACCAACGGCTCTCGTCGTCGCGCTCAAGTTGCAGCCGGCGCGCGCAGTCCTGGCATGTGCTGCCGGCTTCGCCATCGCCATTGCATCGCGCATCGTCCGCGGCGATCAATGGTTCGGTCATCCCTTCATCCTTTCCGAAGTCTGCCCCGGGTGTAGCCGGCAGAAGTCTTCGACACGCTTCCAACTGTCGGCCTCACAATCCCAGTCGTCCTGTTCGCCGCTGCTGTCGACCTGTCCGCAGTGGAGCAGGAATAGCGGCTCACCCACCGGCTGCACAGGTGCTGGCACTGCCCCAACTGCCGAGGATTCCTCGGGGGTTGCCGCCTCGGGCTGCTCTGCCGGTGCTGCCTGCGTCGTGAGTGCTGCGCGTCGGTTCCATCCGGCAAGGACTGCTGGAGCCCACGACACATCGGCGTCTTCGGAATCCCTGGCTACCTTGAGGGCGGTGAAATAGCAGGCGTCATCGTGCGGAACCGGCATGGTGGCGCCGCAGAACGGGCATGGCAGCAGCGCCTCCACCTGCGCCTGCTCGGGATGTGTGCTCATTGGGGTTCTCCATTGATCGCGGCGTTCAAGGCACGGATGAAGCGTGAGCGCACGTCATCGGAGTGCGTCTCGGCCATCGCTTTGATCGCCGAGCGAACGACGCTGTCGCCGTCGACAGCCGTTTGCACCAGCGACAGACACGAGACCGCATGCATCGCCTTGGGATCGTCCATCTCGACGAAGACGATGCCGGCTGCGGTGAGCCGCTTGCGATCAGCGGCGGAAAGTTGGCCCTTGGGGAATGCGATCACGTCGCTCATCACTTGCTCTCCCCGGACGGCTGTGCGGCAGCCATGTTCTCCAGCATCCCGCGCACGGAGTTGATTGCTTCGCCGCGCTCATCCACCGTCAGCAACTCGCGCAGGTTCTTGCGCGCTTCGTAGGCGGCCTTCTCGGGCGACCACAACGGGACAGGCGCCATCGGCTCGTTGTTGACGTGCCAGAGCCAGCCATAGGCTTCCTGCACGGCTTTGCGCCATACGCTCGCTGCCTGTGGTGCGCGAGTGGCGAGTGCGGCGAGGCGGTCGATCACGATGTTGCGCAACTCGTCGGCGGTGACGATCATCGCCTCGGGCCAGTCTTCGGGGCTGCTGCGGTCGGGCAGTTCCGCGACCTCGCGGCAGATGGCTTCTGCCAGCGCCTCGCGCTCGGGTGTGTTGTTCATCAATGCACCTCAATCTCTGTGCCGCAGAACAGGCGCTGAAGGTGCGCCATCACCGCGTCGGCTTGCTGTTGATCTTTCAGCCCGGTCACTTGCAGCACCGCGCCGTAGTCGCCGAGAACGCCGACAGTCGTGAATAGCGTGATCTGCGGCGGCTCTTTGGGTGCGGGTGTGGTGGTCATGGGGCAATCTCCCAATCAGTCGCGGCGCGGTGTTCGTCATCTGGCACGAACAACTGTTTGCTCTCGGTCCCCTGAAAAATGCTCACCGGCCGCTCGTCGTCAGTCCATGCCGCAGCCAGCCGGCAAGGCTCCGTGCCGCATTCAAAGATCGGTACGCCGCCGCTTTCTCCGATGCGCTTGCGGTACGTCTCGCTGATGCGGCGCACGGCATTGCCGGCACGCATAGCTTTCACAGCTTCACGCCAGTTCATTGGCATCTCTCCTTCGCGGCCACGGCTCCCGAAACATCGGGTCCGCCTCGCGCTCGGGTGTGGTGGTCATGGGGTCTGTTCTCCGGTGGGGCGGACGCTCAAACGAACATCGCCAGGCAGTCGAGAGATTCGTCGTACCGGACCCCGCAGCGCGCGAGGTCGCGGATGTGCTCCGATGTGGCGGCGGCGGCCAACTTCTCGCAGTCCACAGCGAGATAGATTTCGTCGTGCTCGGCCGCGGTCACGATGTCGCCGCTGTCTGAGGGCACGAGGTCCGCGAGCATCAGGAACGCACACAGGTCCGGCCGCGGGTGGCGGGGGTTCTCGATGCGGTCGAACTTGATGTACTCGTCGTCGTGCTTCTCGAACTCGTCATTCAGATTCATCGCGCTTCTCCTTCGCAACCCGGCATCGGCCACGGCTCCCGAAAAGCGGGGTCCGATTCCAGTTCGTTGTAGGGCGGGCGGCTGTTCGTTTCCTCCACAGAAGCGCCCGAACCCTCCGGGGCCGCCCATTGATCGTCAGCGAGACACCTGCGCCACTTCTCGTCGCGCTGGGCTCGGGCTTTGGTGTGGGCCATCACGCAGCCTCCAGTTCTTCGGATGCGGCGTGCGCGGCCCGGTGGTGCTCGTTGCACAGCCACATGACATCCAGCGGGCGGCTGTAGTCCGGGTGGTGGCCTTCGGCTGGCTGCTCGCCGCACACGAGGCAAGGAAGCCGCCGCAACTTTCCGCGCGTTATTGCGTTGTTCACCTGGGTCGTGGCGCGCTTGCGCTCCGGGTGTGCGTTCATCCAGCGCTGATTGGCTGCGGCATGGCGAAGCCGGCCGTTCAGGGTGGCTTGATACTCTCGCCGGGCAGCGACGCGATGGGGTTGCGACGCTCGCGCTTTCTCGTATGCACGGAAGTGCTCGCGGTTCTCTTGGTAGTTCGCGCGAACGGCGGCTTTGATGCACTCCTTGCAGCGCGTTCGGTTCGAGACGTAGAACGCCGAAGCGTCCTTCTCGGTGAGGCATTGTTTGCAGCGCATGGCTAAAACGGCACATCGAGGTCGTCGTCCTCGAACCCGCCCGTGGACTTCGGGGCCGGCGCAGGCGCTGCGGTGCGCTGCTGGCGAGGGGCCGGTGCAGGGGCTTCGCCACCCTCGCGCCCACCGAGCAGTTGCATCGAGTCGGCGACAACCTCGGTGGTGTACTTGTCCACGCCGTCCCTGTCGGTCCACTTGCGGGTTTTCAAGCGGCCTTCGACATAGACCGGCTTGCCCTTCTTCACGTACTCGCCGACGACTTCGGCCAGGCGGTCGTAGAAGACGACGCGCGTCCATTCGGTTTCCTCTTGCTTCTCGCCTGTCTGCTTGTTCTTCCAACTGCGTGTTGTGGCGAGACTGAGATTGCAGACGGCCGAGCCGCTGGCGGAATACCGCGTCTCAGGATCGCGGCCGGCGTTGCCGATGAGAATTACCTTGTTGACGCTTGCCATCACGCCACCCGCATCGTCTTCTTCTCGACAACGGCCACGCCGTCGAGATTGGTGTTCATGCCCAGCGCCTTGACGTAGGCGCGCAGCTTCACGCTGTCGGCGACCAGTAGGTTCGCCAGTTCTGGCTGCTGATCGAGGCGGCCGGCGATGCAGCGAATGAGCGCCTTGATGTCGGTGACGGTGAAGTCGTAGCCCTTGGCGGCGCTGATGCCAGTCACTTTGACCGCGGCCGAAGCGACCGGCGCGGCAACGACGATCGAGGCGACGTTCTGGATGGCGGCCACGTCGAGCGCGGCGGCCTGCTGCACCTTGGCGGACTCCTCGGCGGCGGCCTTCGCGGCGGCCTCGTCCTTCGCGCGCTGCTCGGCGGCGGCGGCATCGGCGCGGGCCTGCGCTTCGGCATCGCCGCGCGCCTTGGCCTCGGCGGCTTCGCGGGCCAGTCGGTCCTGCTCGGCCTTCGCGGCGGCGGCGCGTGCCGCTTCCTCGCGGGCAATGCGCTCCTGTTCGGCGCGGGCTTGCGCTTCACGCTGGCGGGCTTCTTCTTCAAGGCGGCGGCGCTCGGCGGCTGCGGCTTCCTCGGCCTTGCGACGCGCCTCGGCCGCGATGCGCTCCTTCTCCGTGGTGTAGGCCAGCATCGAGGTCTTGAACATGCCCTCGGCCTGCTCCAGCGCGGCGAGCGGCCCGCGGAACAGGTCGTTGATCGCCTTCATGGCCTTGTTCATCGGCCCGGTGATGCTGGTGCGCTTGTCTTCCAGCGCCTTGTGCTTGGCCTTCACCGCCTTGAGTTCGTCGGCGGCCATCGCGTACTCGTCGTCGTCGGCGATGGTGAAGGACTGCGCCATGCGCAGCGAGGATTCAGCACCGCGGGTGATCGCGGCCTGGTCGGGCATCTGCAGCGCCGCGATGGGCGCGAGGATGTTGGCAGGAGCGGCTTCGCGCTCGATGGTGTCGGTGCTCACAGGTTCTTTTCCTTCCAGGCGTTGACGTTGAGGAAACTGGCGAAGATGGCGAAGTCGTTGGGGTCGCTGAATTCGTGCAGCTTGTAGGTGCCGTCGTTCTTGAGTTGCAGGGCGGCGCGCTTCTGCTTCATGCCGGCCGGCGGCGCCAGTTCGGCGGGCAGGGCTGCGACGTAGGCTGCGGTCTGCAGGGCAACCGCCGGGCTGATGACAAGCGGGGTCTTCCAGTCGATGAGCCAGCGGGCGTCATCGAACTCGGTCAGGAGGTCGAACTTGCCGGCGTAGCCGATGCGGTGCGAAACAACCTGCTCAGTGGCGATCACGCGGGTCAGCTTGTGCTGCTTGAACAGGCGGTAGCCATCGAGGTACGGGCGCACGGCCTCGCCCACGGTGGACTCGTCAAGGTCCGCGTCGTCGTCGAGCTCGCAGGCAAGGTGAACCGCCGTGCCGAGCTCGCCCTTGGCGGCCAGCACAGCGGGCGGCACATGCGAGAAGTCAAACAGCGAGCGGAGCACCTGCGTGACCGATGGCACCCGCTGGCCATCGACCGTGTACTCGTGCCGCTCGGCGTTGAAGACGACGGCCATCACGCGTTCGCCATCAGTTCCGACTTGATCGCATCGAACTGCTCGAGCGTGATCGACGTGTCGAAGTTCGCCGCACCGTGGCGCGCGAGCATGGCCTTGATCGCCTCCGGGTCGAATTCGAGCGACGCGAACTTCTGCGTCATCCACTTGACCTGGCCGGCGTTGATCGTGCCGGTGGCGGCGGGCGCTTCACGGCGCTGCGCTGGCACTTCCTTGAACGCCACGTCCTCGGCGGCAGGCTTGCTTTCGGGCTTCGACTCGGCCGGCGCGCTCTTGCGCTGCGGCATCTGCACGGGCGGGCGAATCTCGCCGGTATCGCCGTCGATTACTCCGCCGTCGACGATGCGCTGCGCCTCGTCAAGATCGTGGATGCCGACGAAGCCGAAGGCCAGCCGGGCGCACTGGATCATGGCCTTGTGCCGCAGCATCCGCTTCGGATGCGAGCGCCACGGGTCGGTGCCGCGGCTGCACTCGCTCAGGTACTCGGTCACACGCGTGGGGTGCGAGCGGTCCTTGCGGTGGATCGTGCAAGTGGCCTCGCCATCGCCGATGTCGAAGTCCATGCCGTCGAACTGCGAGTGCTCGTTGATGATGCGCGACCAGCCATCCACGCCGACGACGGGAACGATGCCGCCGCGCTTGTCCGGGAAGGCATAGATTTCCTTCGTCCAGGGGTTCAATCCGTACTGGTTGGCGACGACGAGAAGCGCGGTCATCTGCGCGTTCGTCACTTCCTTGTCGCTCTTGAATGCAGTGCTTTGCAGCACATGCAAGACCTCGCCATCGGCCACCATGCCGAATCGTTCGGCCAGCTTGTCGGCCATCACAGTCAATGCGGTGCTCATGTCGTTTCTCCTTGGGTTGTCGTTACGCCTGCGCCTCGTGCGCTTCCTTGCGGCGCTGCAAGCCGGCGATGAACTGCTCGTGTGCCTTGATGCGCTTTGGCACGTACTCAAGTTCGTGCTGCGCCATTGCGATCAGCAGTTCCATGTCCTTGATGTCGCGCTCGGCTGACCTGATGCGCGAGGCGCAGCGCCAGGCGCAGTAGCGGTGGCCGACCTTGCCGAACAGGTGCGAGCCGAGGTGCCGCAGCGACCAGCCGAGTTCGCGCGCTGCATCTGCTACGCGGGCAATGGGGGAGGGGCTGCGGGTGTGGATGGCGGGGGGCATTACGCGGCTCCGTCGGGGGCGGGAGGGAGAGGCATCGCCTCCTTGGTAGCATTTTGGCTTCCCAC